CCTCGATTGCCTGGAAACAGATTCCCATTCGGAAACGCGCTAGGCATTTCGTTTTGCTTCTTCTCAAGTTCATCAATCATGCTATAGCCCCAAAAGATCGAAGATGAAATCGGTCACATAAATTCCCGCGATACCGCCAATAAAAGCTGCACCTAGGAATATGAGGATATCGCCAATGTCATTCATGCCGCCTCCCCAAACAATGCTGCTACCAATGGATCACGTTTCTTGCCTTCATTTCGTGCAGGCAGAACTGAAATCCTTCGCTGTTCGCCTTTCTCATATTTCCCGATAGCGCCAGGTTGATTTGCTGGGCGCCCGATCTTCTTTCCTGTTGCTCTTGATGCCATTGGCGGTTTAATTGGCTCTGGAACATGGAAATCAGTCGCGTCTGGAAGAATGCTGTAGATCCGTGGCGTCTGATGATCCAATTGCGTGAATGTCAGCTTTCCGCAGTCGCATAGGTGCTTCATGTATTTCCGCGTTTGGTTATGCTCCATGTGAATTGCTTGAGCCACTTCCTCGCATGTCAGATCCTCGCGCCGTAGATGAGCCATGATTGCATTCATCCGCGCATAGCCTATGCCAGCGCCTTTGTATTTGCCTTGGTTCATTCCTCCTCCAGCTTGGCTAAGCGTGGATAGAAATGTTTGAAAGTCCATTTCGTATGAGCATTTTGCATTTCATCCCATGTTGGCCCGTCAACATATTCATTCCATTGTTCGTGCGAATATGCCAAATCAATAGCTTTTTTCCGAGCAACATATACGATATTGATTCGTACTAGCATATACAAGTAAAAACCAATCCCACCAACTGCCAAGTAAAAAATGATATCAATCATTTATTCTCTCCATTCTGTGCGCGCCGATCAGCCAAAGCTCCATAAAGCTCGCATGCAGCTTCAATCAACTGCTTCAGCGCATAGGCTCCGATAAGTGGCAAACTGCAAATGAACATCCAGGCGATGATCTGGTCTGCTTGCATGCCGTTTAAGTGGTCGAGGAAGGCTCTCATGGCTCGTATCCATAATCCCATTCGGCACATAGATAATTGATCGCGTCAATTTCGTCCCGATCTGGCTCATAACCCTTATTCTTTGGCTTGATGCATCCTCGATCATCGCGAAAGTTCTCGCGCAATTCCATCCATGCTTCACCGTCATGTTCAAATTCCATCTTCTTCTCCTTCAGGTTATTGTGCTTCGATCTTTGGAACTTCCATATCAAGCGCTTGGTATGCAAAAAGAATTTGCACCCAGATTAAGCTTTTATCGCGGCGCTCAGCACGATAAACAATCCGTTTAGCCCATGCTTTGTAATCACATCCATTCGTGGTCTGAGTTGGATATTTCGCTTCAGCCTCGTATTTGAGTTGGTAGCTCATTTCACAGCCCTCAGATCAGCAAGCAATGCTTTGACTGCGGCTTTCCCATGCTCGCTCGGACCAGCAAGCAAAGGATGATTTTTAACGCCAGCCATCTTCACGATCTCTGTCGCGCATTCAGGCTTCCATTCCAAAGCTGCATCAAGGCTGACCTGACCCGTTTGCACGGCCTTGGCAAGCATAGAAACGACTCCGTGACGGTCTGTACCATACGACGGAAAATAACGCGGCTGGCGCCCTTCTAGCTTGGCTCGTTCTACCAAACGCGTGTAGCAGTCTTTAAACGCCATGCGAGCTGCTACGCGGTCGCCAGTTTCGATAAGAGGCGTGGCGGCCGCGATAGCTTGTGCAATCTCGTTTGTCAGCATGGCCGATTCATGCTCGGACTTCGGCATCAATGCCCAGGCTTCGTCCGCGCCGAGCCATTGGCCATCTAGTTGGGCAGCGCAAAGCTTAGCGATATCCGCAAGCTGCGGCTTGAAGTGGCTCGATTTCAAGTGCTGAGTTGCAGCAGCCATCACAGCGCCATCAGGAAAGGCTTTTAGAGCTTCCCACCACATTTCCAGACGGGGGCCGATAACTTCGCCCATATCCGCATATTCTGCTTGTAGGACTGCGATTGCGTTGCTTAGTTCTTGCTTTGTCGTCATGGTTGAGCCATCCATTCGTTGAGTGCATCGATCTGTCTTTGCATCCGGCTGTCAATGCCTGGGATCACATCAGACTTGTCAGCATGGGCTATAAACTTGTCCACCCTTGGTCCATCACGGCAGATCAGCTCAATGTCGTTGTAAAGCGTGCTCCGATCATTCTTACCCATGCTGAATGGATCTTTCCTGCATCCGTCGATCGCCTTGCAGAGTTGTTCTGGCGTATAACCATCCTTCAGTCTCCCAGCAATCGCTTTCTTGCGCTTAGCATCCAACTGAGCGCGTGGCTTTTCCATAATCTGCTGCCAATAGGCGAAAATCCGAGCGGTCGGGCCGTCAGGTTCGACAGTGCTTTTGACTCCTTCCGTTCCTTTCCTATTCCCTTCCTTTCCCTTCCCTTCCTCTTGTGCATGCATAAGAGGCGTGGCTGTCGCGTGGCTAACGCGTGGCTCACGCGTAGAAGGCATTGATATGTAAGAGCTTTCTTCAGGAGGCGGAATTTCAGAGGCAGATTCCCTATTGTTGATGACTTGATGTCTGGACCATGTAGGAATCAGGCCAAATATCTCATCATCGATTGTGTACATACGAATGAATCCACGCGATGATAACGCGTGGAGCACGCGTGAAAAGTCCAATTCATCGTAAGGAAGAACTGCTAATTTGATGCGGTTTGGCTGCCATTTGAAACGCCCTTCTCTGTCGCAGACTGTGAATAATCCAACAAATGCCAAACGAATTGGTAGCCCTGTTTCTTTTTCTAGCAAGAAAAGATCTTCATGCGTCAGCAGCTCAGGCTTGACAGTTCTTATTCTTCCCATATGTGCCTCCAGGTCTTGCCAGAGCGAATCCTGCTGATACACATCACGCTAACATTGTAGCAATCAGCAATGAATAGATTAGTTGCGCCTCGCTTGAACAAGCGTTTAATCTCAAGAACTTCTGCGTCTAGTAGTTTCGCGTTTCCTGAATTTTCGCCACGGGCTTGGCGTCCTTTACTTACCTTGTCGTGACAATTATCAGCATGAGTTCCAAGTCTCAAATGAGAAGGATTGATGCAAAGTCGATTGTCACAGGTATGCATCACCACCATACCGTCAATTTCTTCCAGTTTGATGTGATGATGATCGCAATATGCAAGTCGGTGAGCTCGCAGATTCCTGCCAAATCGCTTTTTGATGCCGTATCCTTCCGCAGTAGCACCTTTGTGCAATATGCATTGGTCATCAGCCATGTTTCGCCCATAAAAAAAGGGCTTCACCTACACACTCCCCTTTCGGGGTTGGCCGAACGGATTGGTAATCCGCCAGTGTGTATGTGAAGCCCTACCAAATTTACACCGGCCAAGGTGCCTAAGCGCATTGCGCGCTAACACACAAATTATCGCTCTAGTAATTAGTTTCCGCAACAACTTATTTCAGCAAGTCATCACAGCAAGCCAGCCATACCCACACCAAAGGAATCCAGCAAGAGAACGCTATCGCCCAGCCGAGGATGCGCTTAGCCTGGTTGCGGCGATCTTTGGTATAGGGAAGATAGCCGCGCAGAGTGTTGTAGATCAGCTGCATCATGATGTTTCCTCTTGCTTTGGACGCGACCATGACAATGATTCATCCTCGCCATTTTCATCGCGAATAGGCCTCAGATACTCATCACCCAGCGGGCGCCTTAGCCAGTATTCAGTATGTCCGTTTGGCCAACCGACAGGCAATTTCTTACCCTCAACGGCACTTCTTACGATCCATGTTGAAAACAAATCAGAGTCGGTTCTTGCATGAAATTCACCTGGTACTGCAAGTCTTTCCACTATTACCAGCTCTCCTATCATTTCAGGCACGTAGACAGCTGACACGATAATTGCCAAATCTCCTGGCTTACAACGAAGTTTCATCTCTTTCTCCTATGAGTTTCTTCAGTTCGTTGGCTTTCTTACGGTAATGATCGCGGATTGCAACCAACTCATCTACCGTCCATTTCTTGACGCTGTTATCTGCCTCCAACGCTTCGACTCGTTCCAATCCAATCCTGGCAATCAGCCCAAGCCGATAATCAACTGCATTCCCGGACTTCCACTGGTTGTCATGCTTGCTTTGTGCGTGGCAGTTGTCCTCGTTGAAGCGCAGATGCGGCGCCGATCCAATCGAGCGGTAGTGGCCAGCATCAACTGCGTTCCCCGACCAATCTAATGCGCGGCCACTGGAAATGCATGCATGGCCTGCTAATTGATCCCGAAGGCGCACAGCGCGATTAAATTCACGTTGGGCATCAGCGATATAGTCTCGCTTCGTTTTAAGCGCCTGTAGCCCTTTCTGGCGCTCCTGGCGGTCTTTCTTGGCTTTCTCTTGCTTCACATATTCCTGTGCGCATTCAGGGCCGCATGCTTTCTGAAAGCTGGAGCGCGGAGTGAAATATTCGCGGCAGACCTTGCACTTTTTGGACCGAATCTTAGGCGCTGGCTTTATGGGTTTGAACTCGCTTGGCCGCATCAGATTTCCTTATCAGACTTCGGGCATGCTTGAGCCAGTCGAGCCAGCGTAGTGCGTCCCCGCAGATCCATCAGCGCATAGTTAGCCACAATCGACTGCAGCAGCGGATCATTGAGAATGTTCGACATGATCGCGTCATCCACGCGCCGTTGATTGCTGCGTTCTTTCCATTGGCCGACAGCTGCCAGCATTTGAGCATCGTGTTTCATGGTTGACTCCATTGAATGTTAAGTTCGCTTCCAAAGGCATATAGCCATTCGATGAAAATAGCGGCCAGTTTCACCGGGAATCGTCTTGTCTGTACGCCAAATACAACAACTCCTGAGCCATCAAGCGAAGGCGCCATTTCAACTTGATCCATCGATTGCCAGAGCTGCGCAATGTCTGGATCTTTGAACATGTCTCGGCGGAATTGATCCACGAGCAAACGCTTCATATCTTCTGCTGACCATTTCTTTCCACAATGTTCAAATTGGCGCGCAATATCGCCAATCATCGCGTGATATTTTTGCTCCTGGTCACGGCTTTTGGCTGGCAATGGGTCATCAATTCGGATGCGCAATGGACGATTTTGATCCAATGGAAGCCGAACAATGAAATCCATAATTCGCTCACGCTGCTCTTGAGTGCGGAGCATGATGATTCGTGGATCGATTGCTGGCCTCATTTGATCTTGACCCATTTCTCCACCTTTTTGTAGCCAGCCTCACTAGCCATCCAGGGCGGCATGTTCTTCTCTCCATTCAGAATGGCCGAGATATAGGCCGTGCTGAATCCCCAATGTTTCGCAGCTGCTGATCGAGTTCGGTACTTTTTTGCAATCATCATGCGAACCTCTTCGCAGATATCTACTTCATGTTTTGGCATTTCGCTCTCCTTGTTGAATGACTCAATGTTAGCCCAATGTCGTTAGCCACGCAAGAATATTTTTCGCACAGATTTGGTTGACATTCGATTTCGTCTGGACTATGATTCATCCATCAGCAGCGCATTGGGCGCTAGACAAAGGGAGAATGGAAATGAAACTCAATAAGCGGCAGCGCGACTTAGTCAAGCGAGGCATCTTCGTTGCTTTGAATGATCACAAAGAGACTAATGATGCTGAAAAACGTACGGAAATCCTTCGCCGCGTCTCTCGCATGATCGCAAATCTGAATGGCCGATCTTGGTTGGAGTAACTAGCCCAATCCGCGCCCTTCACTGGGCGCATCAACTAGCAGCGCATCCTGTGTTGCAACGACTGGAGAAGAAGATGAAAACAACCCTGAATGAAATTCGCCGCCATTCGCCATGCTCTGAAGGATGGGAAAAGCTACTGCGCTCCCTGAATAAAACCAAAGCCGATGATAAGCCAGTCAGCATCGCGAAAATCCTCGATAGCAATGGCCTGGATGACGCATTGTGGTGCCTGCGCGCTGTGTCTGGTCATGATCGTGAAATCCGATTGTTCGCCGTATGGTGTGCGCGTCAGGTTGAGCATCTGATGGAAGATCAACGTAGCAAAGACGCATTGAATGTCGCGGAACGATTCGCGAATGGCGAAGCTACTCAAGATGAATTGGCCGCTGCCTGGGCCGCTGCCTGGGCCGCTGCCTGGGCCGCTGCCGGGGACGCTGCCTGGGCCGCTGCCGGGGACGCTGCCGGGGCCGCTGCCTGGGACGCTGCCGGGGCCGCTGCCTGGGCCGCTGCCTGGGCCGCTGCCGGGGCCGCTGCCGGGGACGCTGCCGGGGCCGCTGCCGGGGACGCTCAGGAAAAACGACTGCGTGAACTCTGCGCGCAGATCGAAGCAAAAGAACTGGATCTAGATGATGAATAAGCGCATCCCCACGAAACGCAGCATCTCGGCCAGCATCTGGCTCATCGTGCTGATCGTTGCTGGCTCTGTAGCTGGCTATGCGGTGATGGCATGGACGTGATTCAAGAGCGCCAGGATCGCGTGCAGGATGAGGCTGAGGCCGATTGGTATGAAGCCCTTTGCCTAGCACGCTGGTTCGCATGGAACGAGTATCAAGAGCAGTTCGGACTTGAAGCGCAGATGGCGTTTTCGCTGACTAATTTGCGGTTCGATCCGAATTCGCACGAGATTTTTATGGAAGCGCAGCGATTGCTGCATGGATAAGGAGAAGAAATATGAGTATGTATTGTCGAGAATGGAACTGCTGCGGTTCCGTTACGGAAACAGATGCTTGGGAGCCAGAAAGCTGCCCGTTTTGCAATCCACTTGAAGCTGCTGCTCCAGATCTTCTATGCGCACTTCAATCGCTTCTTAAGTTGGCATCTGAAAACTTACCACTTGAAGAATGCGAAGAGTATGAGCAGGCTCACGCAGCCATCCAGAAAGCAACTGGCGAATCGTCTTAGCAACAAAGGAAAAGCATGGTTACCCATTATGTTAAAGCCAAAGATCTACGCGGCTTGGATACGATCGAAATCCATAATTTCAAGCAAGGCGACACAGTTGTAATCATTGGAGTGCGTGCTGTGCCTACTAATGTAGGGTCTTTCGTGATCGAAACAGTAGAACCGACCAAGTATATTACGCCAACGCAAAAGCCGAATCGTGGACCTCAGGGGGGTGTAGAGACATGGAAGCGACGTGGGAAGAAGTAGCAACAAAATGCTTGCAGTAAAGCTTTTTAGCATGCAATAATTGTCTCATCTATGTGACGGCGTAGATGAATGCAGTAGGAACTAGAGGTCTTAGTTCTCTCCTTTCTAGGGTTCAATCCCAACTAGCCGTCACTAGGAAAGCTGAGAGAACTAAGACCTTTTTTGCTTTCTGGCCGTCACATGGATCGCACTCCGAGCGTAATCAAGTGGCCCAGTCGTTGCCAGCGCGGAAGAAAAGACGGTGCGCTTACTGGCAAGACGGCGCAGCGAGCATTTAACGGTGACTCGCACGAACAGGCAAATGGGTTGATGATACGTTGGCCGCGATAAGGCGCCTGGAAGAAGAAACGGTAGCTTATGGCAGCAGTAGTGTAGGCAAGTAGTCTTAATCCTGCATGGCTGAAGAGAGGATATCAACCACTCTTGTCTTGCTCTATCCTCAAACTAAAGGAGAAGAAATATGAAAATCGATGAGAAATTTAATAAACGATCAGCAAATTTGGTTGAGACACAGCCTCCAAGTGTGAGGTCTGGTCCTCACTATTCTTTAGGTATTGTCGCTGAGTTCTTCCGCTTGCCAGGCGATGACGACAGATCAACTTTAAAGCTTCACATGACAAAAGATGAAGCTCTTTTCTTTGCAGAAATGCTTGTAAAGCATGCTAGAAATTTGGATAAATAAGGAGAAGAAAGTGACTCTCACTGAACTACAACAAGTAAAGAAAGACATCGACAACAATGTAATCGTGAGCAAAGAAACCTGGCTCAAAGTCCTCGAGCTTGCAACACGTTACGCATATCAGGATCTTGCTGATCAAGTATGTAACAAGATGAAGGAGGGCAACGGATGATCCAGATCATGCCACTCGATGACGCACGTAAGCGCCAGCTCCATCAAGAATACCTAGAGCGCTTGTTTCCCATGCCAAAGAACATCTGGCGACCAGAGTTGACTGAAGAGCAGCAGAAAGAGTATGAGAAGCAATTAGCCGAAGGAACGGTCCAATTTTGAGGATCGCACAACACTAAAGGAAACGTCATGTCGAAGCAAAAAGCCTACGCGGCATTCATCGCCGCACAAAAGGAGTTCTCTCCTGCCCTGAAAAGCTCCACAAATGCTCATTTCAAAAGTCTGTATGCCGATCTAGCTGCGTGTATTGAGGCTGTGCTAGACGCGTTGAATAATAATGGCCTGGCAGTCATGCAGCGTCCATTGCTTGACAATTCCGGCGTCACTATCCATACCGTTTTCCTGCATGATTCTGGCGAAGAAATCGATGGTGGCACTTTGCATGTACCTGCTACCAAGAATGATGCTCAAGGATATGGATCAGCAACCACATATTGCCGTCGCTACGGGCTGATGGCTGCATGTGGAATTGCACCAGAAGATGATGATGGCAATGCCGCCTCTCAAGGCAAACAACCATCGAAACATAGCACAACACAGCTACCAGGAGCAACAATAGAGCCTGATTCTAAGATCGTTGACCAGTTCAATGCAGCCGAGGATATTCCTGCGCTTACTAAGGTAATGAATGCCCTTCCAAACGATCAGAAGCGCCTATATACCGGCCATTTCAATGCACGTATGACTGAACTGAAGAAAGCGAACTAATCATGGCAAGCGTCAATAAAGTAATCATTGTTGGGAACTTGGGCCGCGATCCAGAATTGCGCTATACGGCTGGTGGCGATCCTATCGCAAACATTGCTGTAGCGACCTCTTATAAGAACAAAGACCGCAACACTGGCGAACAGAAAGAACAAACTGAATGGCATCGTATTAGCTTCTTCGGGAAGTTAGCTGAAATTGTCGGACAATATTTGAAAAAAGGATCTTCAGTCTACATCGAAGGGCACCTACAGACCCGCAAGTACACCGATAAAGACGGCGTAGAGAAATACGCAACCGACATCATCGCTGAACAGATGCAGATGCTGGGCGGGAAGGCGGAATAATGGATATTTCATCCATTCCGCAAGATCTAATCATCGCTCGTGGCCAATATGCAACGATTCGCTCGGCCCATGAAGATGAACTCAAACGCCTGCAAATCCTCACGGGCCAGCTCTCTGCATTCGGCTCTCAAGTTCTGCGTTGGATGCAACCTGCTGATGGTCAGCCAGAAGACATAAGCGGATTGCTGAAGGATGCGCGACTTGTGATTGATCACATTGAGCAGTGCTCAGCAACGATTCGGGAACTTGCAGAGCAGCGGGCCGAGTTGAAGAAAACGGCTTGGCCGAAATAACAACAAGCCATCTTCGGGTGGCTTTTTATTGTAAATAGTTCTTGCAAACGCAATTGCATATGATATGATTCTCATCAAGGCAAAGCGATCTGCTGAGCCAATACAGGGAGAATGAAATGCCATCCAATCCGACCGCAGCAGTTCAGGCGGCAATGCGCGAATACAGCAAAGCTCCAGCTGATGCTAAGCCTAGCGATGCTGAACTAGCGAAGAAACACAAAGTAAGTCCATCGACCATTTATCGCGCTCGTAAGCGTTTGACTCAGGAGGCGAAATGAGCTTCGACAAATACAGCGACAAGGCAGCCGAAGCAATCGCACTGATCCGCGAGTTTGCGAAAGTGGAATACTGGGACTTCTTCAAAGGCGATCCTGAACAAGCTTTGGAAGCTTTCTGCGCAATGCAGGATGCTGCAGAAGAAATGGGCCGGATGAAAGCTCAAGATAGCGCCGCCCCGCAAGATAACGTGCCAGGCGTATCTGAATTGCCAGTGGTGAAGACTTGGCAGGAACGCATGCGTGAAGACTTAGCCGAAGGCGGCTTCCGACATGTAGAACGAAAGTACATCGACGCTGAAATAGCCGACCTTCGCGCCGCTCTCCGCGCATACGGACAGCGAGAAGAAATCGCCAATACTTAAAATCAATCTCAACGAACTAAGGAATAAAAATGAATAATTTTATTACGGCAGGCGCTTCCACCAATGCCACCGTTGCTGCAGCAATAAATAGCTGCCGCGAGTTGGTTGCTATTTGGGGCGACGATATCGATCAGATTGAAGCTCATTTGGAAAGCGAAGGTTTTTCCTTCTCCACCATTGATAAAGCAATGCGCGAGGTTGGCTGTGATCAATAAAAATATTATTGCTGCGCAATTCAATAGAAAAGAAAGTGAAGACAGTTCTTGCAAAGAACATGATGGCTGCCCGACCGAAAACGCAGTCTTGAAACGGTTCTGGAGAGAGCATCAGCATTGTAAAAACGCAGATATTTCTCAGGACGGACAGCGAGCAGCAGTGCCAGAAGGGCAGCGCATTTGGATTCTCATGAATGAGTCCGACGAAGAACCTGTGATGTTTTACACCGAAAGGCCAAGCGAAACCTTCAAGTCTCACATGAAACTGAAGGAATTCATGCTTTTCGATCCAAGTGAGCTTCCAACCGGTCGCCCTGCATGGGAATACTACTTTACCCACTCCAGCGCTACAGGAAGGAGTGACACTGAAGTTGGCCCGTGCCTGACCTACGACAAGGCTCAAGCTTTTGGTGTTGGCTGCTCTAGGCAACGCGAATTGGTGATTTCCGCCCCATCCCAGCCCCAGCAAGAAGCAGTACCGGCAGAGCAGAGCGAGCAGGATAAGCTGAATGCGGAGCGCCTGGAATTCATGGCCGTGAATGAAGCACTCATCAATTACAACATCGAAAGCACTAAATGCCGTGTTCTTGTTCTTGATGAAAATGGCAATCTTAATCCTATTTGTGGTCATGGCGATGGCGCATGGAAAAGCACGCCGCGCGAAGCCATCGACGCCGCTATCGCCATGAGTGCAGCGAAGGAGCCGGGAAAATGAGTAATGTCGCAAATCGTCGAGTATTCCTTGAAGCGGCCCAAGCACTGGCAAAAACCAATGCGCCGTCCGAAGGTCAGATTATGGCTGTCTTCCACTCACTGAGCGCGCTGATGACGGATCTGGCGGGAGAACAGGTGACCGTTGTCATGTATTCGCCGGAATTAGATCGGCGCGCAGCGAAGGAGCCGGGCGATGAGTGAACTAGCCAAGATCATCAAGGCGCATTTCATCCACCCGGACAAAGGTGTCCTTTTCAAGCAGCAGATTTACTTCGCTCCGCGTGTCGGCGATGAACTGCGCTTTATTGGCGATCGTTTCTATAAGGTGACGCGCCTGGTCTGGGTATATGACGAGCCAGAAGCTCACTTCTCTCGTCTGAATATCGAAATTCACGACTGCCAATAACCACCCCGCCTCCCACACAGAGGCGGATAAAGGAAGAAGACATGAAAAAAGTAAAAATTAAGATCGCCGTCAAATCTGCGCAAGGTTCTCAAACTGGCGATTTCGAGAGCGGCATTGCCACGGCACTGAAACCAGCCACGCCGCTGCAAACCTTGATCGAGGCGGCGGTTCATCTGGCGCGCTTGGCAGAAGCCTATGAAGGCGCAGGCGACGTTTTGGCCTTGGCCGTATCAGACACCGTGCAGAACATGAAAGAGCGCGCTGCAAAGGCCGCCTAACCGCCCACACCCACCAGGAATAATCATGAATGCACTGACCACACAAAAATTTCGCCATTTCCTCTACCAGATTAGTCAGTCCGGAGAGTATATGAACGGCCACCATTGGATACCTCTAGCAAAAGAACTGTTATCTGAAATAGACAATGATAATCAAGCATTCATTTCTATTCTGAACGATGAACATAAAGCTTTTGCGCATCAATATCCAGAATCAATAGTGTGGCGTATCGGAGACGATTATTCCAGCCTCTTATGGGCGCATCGTTGGGAAGGTTGGCAGGCCCGCGCTGCTATAGCCCTCGCCGAGCGCACCTCTTCCACAGGCTCTGCTGTGGTGAGCGATGAGCAGTTGCTCAATAAGCCGCTGCCTGAATTGCTGGGCCTGTATTGGGACATCGCATACAGCGAAGGCAAGACCGGCGTATCGCGCGGCACAGAGGCGCAATGCGTACTTTCTTCCATCCTTTCCGCTGCCGCAGCACAGCCAGCACAGGCAGAGCGTCAAGCCGCTGGAGCGATGAGCGGTATTGAACGCTGGACGCCGTGCCTGCACGACTTGGCATCGGAGCCAGAGGCTACATTGCGCCGTGACTCGGAAGGTGAATTTGTGAAGCTTAGCGATGTTCAGCGAATTTTGGCTGCCGCCCAGCCAGTACAAGAGCCACCATCGCAGCAGCCAGTGGCGTGGGCGAAACGCTCAATCATCACCAAGAAGATCAATGGCGTATCGCTAACTCGGGATACCGAGCTTAAATCGCAAACGCTTGAGCCCCTCTATGCCGCTGCCCAAGCATCAGCACAGGCGGATAGCCGGGATTCGGCGCGACTGGATTGGCTGGAGGCGCAACGCGTGGCCTATGGCTTCGAAGATTGCCACGAAGGGAACGAATGGCAGATTGCAGGACCATTCGCTACGCTTCGCAAAGCTATCGACGCTGCCATGTCCTCTGAAGGGGGAGCAAATGGCTGATTTCTTCGGCTGGCTGAAATGGTGGTTCTGGGATTCTCGCCGTTGCGAGCATGAGCCGGGCGAATGGCACATGCGCGACGCAGGCATGGGGAAGATCCGCCATTGCAAGAAATGCGGCAAATGCCTGGATTTGATCTGACCGCCCCACCCCACTCGGAGAGAACATGAACACTAAGACCGACGAAGAACTTATGGAAGGCATTCAAATGCTGATGGCGCAGGCTGGAAGCATGGCAAAAGATCTGACTAAACGCGGCATCAGCCATCAGATCATGATCTATGACGATGGCAATACTGCCGTCAGGTTCTGGCGCAATCAGGAAATCACTCCAGGCAAGGTGAAATAATGAACGATACGACTAACCCCGCTGCCGCGCTGCGAAGAATTGCGACAGAAGCGGCTTTCGAAGTGCTGGATGATGTATTTTCAAATGCTAATGCCCACTACAAAGTAGAAATCATCATTGATGAGGGCAATAACGTTACGATCAAATATTCTGACATGGATGAAGGCTGGTGCGATGAACTTCGCGCTGCTCTTAAAATCTCCGCTGCACCACAAGTAGAGGAAGTGCCAGCCGTGCCGACCGTCGATGAATTTCTGGTGCGTTTGCTCCCGCCACCAGGTTACGAAGGCCACAAGGTCATAGCGCGGGACGGCAAGCTGATGTTCTGCTTGCCGGGTGACGTGCTGCCCACAGATGGCCTGTGTTTCTATGACGGGGATATGCGATCCGTAGTCGCCCCTGAGCGCATACAGCCAAGCATTGCCGACGACAAAGAATTTTGCGCACTGCTCCAAGATTATGTAGTGCAAAAGGCGCATGTGTGCGAAGCGCAGAAAGTCGCCCGCATCCGACTGTTCGCGAATATCGACGCCAAGCTGACCCAGGCGCGCGATACTAGAAACGGTGGTTGCCGGGTGCCCGTAGCCGAGCGCGACGAATGGAAAGCCAAATTCACCGCCGCTGAAGAGAAGCTGGCCAGTATACGGGCAGCGCTAGACAAAGAATGACAAATTGTGTTTTAGTAATACCGTCCTGGCGGTTCCAGGTTAAAACTAGGAGTGTCACAAATGAAAAAGGTAATTTTTGCAATTCTGGCAGTTTTTGCAGTAGCAGTTTCTAGTGGTGCTTATGCACAACAGACTCAAGCGTCGAATCAAGCGCAATGCACCGCAACCAAGAGCGTCGATCTGGCTTCGGCTCGCAAAGTGAACCTGTCGAATCTATCGGCTGTAAAGGTCACTGACTACGCTGGCACCGTGCATACCTGCATCTGGTCCAATGCCAATGTATTCACGTTCGCCGATGCGGCAAAGAACTACAAACTGAATGTGAACAACAGCGACTATGTGAACCTGTCGCAGACCACCTCGGTCGACTGCGTGGCTTCGCAAACCGTGATCGCCTGGCATGCCGGTAGCGAATCGCTGCCTGATTCCTGCTCGTTCAGCTCGGCAGTTTATTCTGCTTCGCGGCGCTGATCTTCACTGACTCAGCAAACGCCGCCTATATGGCGGCTTTTTATTTGGTAGCGCCTTTAATTTTTTCGAAGGTCCGCATCGTACCAAGACCAAGAATGCCCATCAAGATAGTAGACATTTCGGAATAATCGAACTGTGGTAGTTGGATGTTATGCCCAAAATATGAACCAATCATCACAAGCAATGGACCACCAATAAACTTGAAGCCGAAAGACAGACTGCATACCCATCCAAGACAAGGCCGCCAGCCCGCTACAAACAAAGATGAACTTTGCGCTTCAACCTTGTTGATATCGGTCTGCGCAGTTGCAAGCTGTGTATCAGCATTCATTTGTGCCAATTCTCCTGACTGCTGCATTTTTAGCAGTTCAAGACTTGCCTGAGCTTTTTGAGCTGGATCAGGGAACAGACGCTCAATAAGGGTAGTTCCGATATTGAGAACGGCAGTGATTGGATCTGCGGCAGCCATTAGAACACCTCCATGTTTCGCATAAGACGATCAACCCAACCGCCAGCATTCTGCGGCCAGTTCTTTAAGCCACGCAGGTAGGCCATACGTTTGCGAGTGAATTGCATCACCAATTCAGCCGAATTAGTAGAGCGCACAGCTTGGATAGTTTTCGGGCCGATAATGCCATCAGGTGTCGAGCCTACACATGATTGCAGCCAACGCACAGGAGAACCACCATGATAAGCTGTATCGAAGATATGGAAAGCGATAGCAGGTGGCAATTGGTCGCAACCATATGGCAGCCAATAATTGGTGCGAGCGATGGATTTAGCGGTATCTTGAGCCAAATCTTTCATATCACCTTGATAGCCCCATGCACGGGCAACAGCTTTTGTGATTCCCCAATTTGTCTCACCACCAGGATCTGAAATTGCATCGCGGTTTGCATAGCCGCCTTCGTTTACCATGAGGCGCGCAAAGGCATCATCGAAATTGAGCATATCAATCCTTCAGAGGTTCACCATTCTTTTCCATACGCTTCAGGATCTTGCCTTTGATATGCAAAATCCTAAGCGTATAGAGCCCCACGAAGCATCCGATAGTCAGCGAAATAATGCCAACCAGCGTATGAATCTCACTGAGCAATGCCGCAGCGCCAGAGGAACCTGTAAGGGCCGCAATGATGCTTGAAACCTTAGGGTTGCTCAATGCCGTTTCTAGCGCGGTTTTGACATTTTCCTGATCGTTCATTGATGCGTCGCTTTATGATGAGATTATGCGCCCACTTGATGAGGACGCCGAACCAGATTATTCCATACAGAAAGAGCATGGTCGCTGTCCACAAAAAGTAGCCGTATCCATTGCACATAACTTAGTCCCCACATGATCGTGTTGTAATAGATCGACGGGGTTTTGGTCATGTAGCCTAAGAATCCTAGCGCGTCAATGACAATGCAAGTCGTACCTAATACTTGCATGTCATCACACAAAGGGCCCTCCAGTACTTTAGGAATGGCCCAACAGATATACAGCTCAAGCGTGGCCGCTGTGCCGAAAAAAATGAGTGCCCAAAACTGTGTATTAGGTAATGGAGCATTGATTTCAGCATGGACTTGCTGGAACAGCAGCAGCAAAAGTCCAATAAGCAGACGGTCACGCCAGGTATTCATTTTTTCGGCTTGCTTGGCGTATTCTTTGGTGCAGGCGATTGAGTTTTTTGCGGATCTTTAGCGCCACCTGCTCCTACACCCATATTCAGCTTGGACATAATTTTTCCTTATTTGATTAGTTGAAGACGTAAAGTTGCTGCTTGAGTTTCAAGCTCTTGAATTCTAGCAGTATTTCCTTCACGCAAAGCGCGAATACTGCGCTTATCAATATCTTCCAATTGCATCAGAAGATCAGAGTTTTTCGAATCAAAAGTGCTATCGGAAGATGCGGACAGAATAGCCACTTGCTCTTCTGCTGTCGCATCACGCAAACACATCTCATTTTTCTCGACATCGTAATAAGCAATCTGCATATTAACCTCACACTTTTGAATAGCCATACACTGTAATCGAACCTACAGCGCTGAAATTGCTCGCAGTAGACCAAAGCAATTGGAATCCCGTTACGACGTTGGCTCGATTAAATTGTGTATTCTGCTGCGTGACAATGAATCCAGGCGTTGCATTACGCTGAGATGCACCAGACGCAAGAATTTGTTTTGCTCTTACGGAATCATTCACATTCAAAATATCGATTGTAAATGACGCTCCACTTCCTGCTGTAGTTGTGACGCCCGCCGTAATTGGCGCAGAAGTCGCCGAAGCAGTAATGACAGTACCACTTGGGAGACCGCCATAATAATTACTAGTCGAATCAGCAGCATTCGCTACTGCTACGCGAAGAAGCAGAGAATCATCGGCAGCCGGCGTAATGCCATCAATGATGATTCGATAATTGTCATATGTGCTGTTGAATAGGCTCAGGAAATCAGCAGTAGCTGCCGCTGATGGAGTGACTGGGCCAGCGATCTTAACAAGCCCCGGTGTAGTTACCACTAAAGCACGACCGCTAAATGCTTCATAGCTCACAACACGCGCATTTGCCCCGTCACCGCGTACTCGCATAGTATCGCCGGGGGCAGTCGTAATATTGGCATTCGACGGAAGAATAAGACTAGCGCTATTAACTAATGTAAGAATACCGTCAAATACAACGGTACGCTCAGCACCAGAAGGAATAGTAATAGCACTGATATTCGTCGTTCCGGTAACATGGACAAGATTACCAGTTGCTGTCGTAAGATTAGTAGTCGCAGCACTTGCGATATCAGACCCCTTGACTTCATTTACTGCGAATCCAGTAAATGTGACGCTGAAAGACGCAACAGTGCCACTAGAAATAAGAAAGCCGAGCGATTGTGCAGGTAATGCAGAGCTGAATGCTACCTGATTAACAAATGCAGTCGTCGCTAATAGAAGGCTATTATTCCCATTAGGCGGGCTAGTCGTGGCAGATGGAGTAACAAATGTCGGATTATTAAATACCTGAGTGTAATTGACAGAATCTGTGGTATTTACACCATTTGCCAATCCGGTAATCTTGAATCCGCCAGCAGGAATATTAGCCAACCAGGGGGATTGACCATCGCGTGTGACGCAGTTAGTCAAGCCGGCAGCAATATCGTTGCTGTCAGTGTCAGTGCGAGTTGCATCAACGAAGATACCATTAGCGGCATCTTGCACCCATTGGTAAACCCTAACGAATACGCCTGTTCCTGAAAATGGCAAAATACACCTCGCATTCTTTGCTAAACTGCTGTCATTGTAATTCCAAAATAAAACATATGGAATCTTGGCTCATTGCGCTACTTCTTCGACCATTTATTGCGCTGGTCGTTCTTGGCTTTATCGCACTTCCCATAAAATTAGCAGTTGAGCGCTACATGAAGCCATGCAAACTGAAGTCATTCCTATTGCTGCCCCTGAATGATTCCAGGTAGCGCGAACGCCGATCCCTGAGCACCCATACGCAATACTTCTGCAATCTTGCTTGGCGGGACGCCTGCATTCCTCAACGCTTCCGCAGTCTTCTTTGGATCACGCAGCGTATCGGCTAGTATATTGCGCATAGCCTCATCGCTCTGCCCATAAAGGAAGTTACCAGCAGCTTTCGCATAACCGCTTGGCACTCGGGCGATAGAGCCAATCCAGCTTGGCAACCCAGCCTCATTAATCAAATTCGACATTGCCATCTTTTGCACGGTATCCGATCCGACATTGCGACCAGCATTTTGTGCAGCGGCGCGCATAGCGGAATCAGATACAACACCTTGCAATGACGCCATTTGTTCTGGCGTCATGATATTTTCAAGCTTGGCATTCTTCATGCCAGTCACGCTTTTGGCAAGTTGATCGCCATTTCTCAATGCTTGGGCCAGTGCATCGGCGCGAGACTTGAATGGGATTGTGGTCGCATCAGCCAATGCAGGAACGAAGCGGTTATACAACTCCTGTCCGATATCTTGCTGGCTAATCGGCTTGCTCATTTCAGCGAATGTCTGGCGCGCTTGACCATATTCAGGAATCTGCGCCTCAAGCTGGCTCAGAAACTCATTTCGTGTCGCATCCGCAGCCGCTTTCTTCGCGCCCATGAACCCCTGTTGCGGGTCCATAATTGCGGTATCAAGGCCCATTTTCAAATCATGCAGAGATTGGCCGGTATATCCAGGCTGACCATTAGGCAAAGTAGCGCCGAAAGTACCACCACGTTCTGCAGCAAGGTCGCTTGCAGCACGGCTGGCAGCTTGCATCGATGGCCGCTGCATCAGCGCTTCAAATTCTGGCGTAGGATTGAATGTGGCTTTGGTCGCTGCCTCATAAAGCGGAGCCGTAGCCGATTCACGCGCCGCTACCGCTGCTGCACGTTGTTCTGGCGTTCCTGCTACATTTCGCAGAGCATTCACCAATGCGGCCTGTTGACCAGTATCGACAGCGCCAAACTCTGATGGCTGAATAGCACGCGCTGCACGCTCCAGCGATGCCAAGCCAGCATCATCAGCTAGTTGTCCGGCAGTCGCCTCAAATCCTGGCGTTGCAGCGGTTCGTGTAGCCAGATTCTGCGCGGCTTGCTCAGGATTAGACGCAGCACGACGTAGAGCCTTTGCAACAATGCGGCCTCGGCCTGCTTCGGTGATTGGATCGATAAGCGCTGCTTTGCCAATCTGCGCAGCCTTAACAGCAGTCGGCACAGCAGCTCCAAATAGCGCACCAGTGCCGATATTCTGCAGTCGGCTATCCTTTTCACCTACTGGCTGCAGAGCGCCTTGCGCGGCCCCTAGAAGCGCTGCGCCACCGATCGTATTCGCCCCCGGGACAAAGACCGTTGGCAATGCTGCCGCAACAGAGCCAGCGACATTACCAATCGTTCCCGCTCCTGTGCGCATCAATGGAGCGTCCAAGCGACGAGATTCCTCAATGTCAGCGGTTGTTGGCAAGCCAAGGCTGTTCGCCATCGATTCAGGCAATGCGCCGCGTGCTAACTGACCTGCTCCACGCCCAAGATCAACAAACGCTTTACCAGCGCCAGCAAGGAACTTCTGGCTAGTGCTCATGCCTTCGGTTGGGTCGATTGGCTTCGAAGGCGCTACAACGCTTCGTTGGCGTCGAATTTCAGCCGCAAGCATCTGTGCTGCCTGAACATCGCCAGCGGCATCAGCATTGCGTAGTGCATTCTCAAGTTGAGAAATATCAGCCATTAGCGGCCTCCGCCATATTTGTTAAGCAGATCATCGATACTTGCAGGCTTTGCGCCACCTTTAGTTTGTTTGAGCGCTTCCGCCGCCATGCTGCCTTGATTCTGTTGCAGATACTTCTGATTCAATCGAAGAATAGTATCTGCTGCTGCCGCCTTAACATCAGAAGGAACGGAAGGATCACCGATCCGGCCAGCCATTTCTTTATAAAGCAAAACATCTTTATCGGATTGTGGGCCAGACATTTTTGGCTGTTTCGATACAAGTTGACCGCCAATCGCGGCTAATCGAGCAGCATCACGACCAGCATTAGTAGATTGACCAACCAAGCCAAGCGCAGCATCCCGCAGATTGCCCGCAGTGCTGCCCGTTGCGCTTTGAATATATGGCGAAGCTTCCTGAAGCAGATTCACTACCGATTGAGCATCAGCAATACGTTGTTGCGCCTCTGGTGATTGGGCGTTCTTTGCCAGATCCTTAGCCAATTCCACAGTGTTGCGCGCTTGACCAACTTGCAGTTCTTTCTGCGCTTCGGATTGAAGCGGAATACCCATCTGTTGCGGCTGTTGTCCACCGCTACGCATCCATTCCCCCACAGCCTGCATTATCTGTGGATCACCACTGGCTTGCGCGGCCTGGATAATCTGCTGGGGATTCTTGCCGGCGAGATTAATCGATACGCCATTGGAAGCCGTGAAATTGACCGGAGCATTCGGCTGCTGCGGTTGACCGCCACCAGCCATGCGCGCTGCTTGTTCCTCAGTAAGCAGAACCGGACCATTAGGTGTATTAACCGTGATGGTATTGAATCCTGCGCGTCCTGCTGCTTCTGCCCGGGCTTTTTCACCAGCAATTTGAGGCAAAACATCAGATCCTACAATGCGGCTAACTTGTGGCTGTCCATTGGGCCCAAATCCACCTTGCACACCATTTGCGAAATCGGGTGCGGCTGCAACAAATTGTCCAGTTTGTGGATTAAATACGCTAGTTCCTGCGGCTACGTTCGTAACGCCACCTGCCACTTCTTTGCCTAGTCGTGCTTTACCAAATGCCGTAGGATCAATTCCTTGTGCAATAAGATTGCGTGTTTCTTCTGGCGTAGTTAGTTCGTTTTCCAATAATTTTTTAGCCAATGCTGGATCATAGGAATTTGCAGCGAGGATCTTGGCCCATCGACTCTTTGTGGCTTGATCTACTTTTGGAGTTGGTGACTCTTCAGTCAGACCATTTCCTAATTGAACCGGTTCCTGACTTTGATCGAAAGTGCCGGCAGGTGCTAAAGCACGCAAAGCTGCAGCTTGGCGTTGTGCTGATGCTTGACCAAGTGCTGCTTCATCCATAGCATTTTTCGATTGCGCTTGATTTGCTAACCCAGCTTGAGCAAGTTTAATCGCCCCCAGCCATGGACTTGTTGGGACCACTCGACCAGAAACCATTTGAGATTCGATAGGAGCAAGAGATTGCGCACGCAATGCATCAGCAATTTGTTGACGGCGTGCGAGATCAATCTGTTGAGCCTGCAGATCCTGCTGGCTTGGTCCGAAACTAATTGTATTGACATTAGCCATTTATAGACCTCCAGACAGAAGCAATGAAGAAAGTCCTTTGGAAATACCGCCAAAATTACCAAGTGCCGCTGATCCAAGACCAAATAATCCACCAGTCAATGCATTATTTCCGGCTTGTTGTGCATTATAGTTCGCCAATTGGCCTTGATATTGTTGATTATAAAGATTCGCAATATCAGTATTACCAACTAAAGCTTGTGGAACTCCAGAAAACTGCGGAGCAGTTACTTGCGATCCAGAACGAATTGCATTCAATTCATTTAACGGTTGTTGACGCAAGTAATTCTGTTCATTGATATATTGATTTCGACCTTGATTTTGCAGGTTCGCATTTGCCATTGATTGATTAAATCCGGCATTTTGATTAAATGATGCCTGATTAAATCCTTGTGCTTGCGCAGCATTATGGAACTGAGCATTTTGCAATGCTTGGTTATATGCATTCTGATTTGACGCAAGGCCAATATTAAACAATCTAGATTGTTCTGCACCACCGCCAGTAATTGCGCTATTCCTTGCATTATTATATGCAAATTCCTTGTTTCGGCTAAAATCTCCAACGGCTCGATTCCATGCATCAGAATTTTGCGCAATACCCTGCGAAATAAGCTTATTTTCAAGATCAGATTGATCTTGCTTCCACTGGGGATCCAGGAATGAAGTTTGCTGATTATATAAAGAATCTCTTTGTGTCTGCAGATCCTTGACAAGATCCTGGCCACCAATCAGAGATGGGATTCTGCTCATATCCACATCATTTTGGATTGATCCATATGAAACAGGCCGATAATTACCAAGACTCAATGTTTGAGATGGCGCATTATCGTAATTGAATGGCTTGCTCAATGTATCCGATGTTGAGTTAAGCTGGTTTAGCCCAAGATTCGCCAATGCCTGACTGATTGAATTATTAGAATTCAATAGCTGTTGTTGTTCAGGCGATAAATTAATAGTTTGTGTATATTTCGGAATACCATTGGCGTCAACGCCATTTTGAGTATAAGTCAAATTACCCCATGGCGTAACTTGATCAATACGATTCAAAGCCGCATTAGCAATTGCCGTATCTTTATTTTGCTGAGTCTGAGCAGCAGCAACCACATTTGGATCGGGTGGGGTTGGTGCTTTAGGGCTACTTTTACCCATGATTATGTCCTTATATCCATTTGCATTCATCGCGCAGCATTCCATACACTACGCAATCATCATCACAAAATCCTTTTCGCATAATTCCTTCCTGAGTAAATCCAACTCGCTCAAGGAATTGGCGCGTATGGACGTTCTTGGATGGCGTTAATGCCGTAACACGTATGCATCCAAGCTGCGAAAACGGATATCTAAAAATAGCTTCTAAAGCTTTCTTACTTAACCAATGTTTGTCATCTGCTGCACATGACATTTGAATATCATTGTCTCTATATTCATGATAGACCACAGCCCCCAATGGTTGCCCGTTTTCGGATTGCACGCCAATAGTCATCATGTTACTGAATTCTGAGACATGAGGAATTCTATCTGAAACCCATTTTGCTATGGCTTTGTTTGCTTCGCCAGTCGAAAAAATAAGTTTCATAGAACACCACCTAGCCTAAAGACATATGTAACAGCTTGCCAATTGGTAGCGCTCATGTTGTTCACGATCCGCATATGGAGTGCGCCGGCATTACCGACACCAGTCAGACCCTGCCAATCAGTTTTTGTGCTGACACCTGGACTCCATGGGAATGTGTTCCAAAGCTTTGTATTCCATAAAGTACCGCCAGTTCCGCTAAAAGTTGGATTCGCAATCGGATAATTGTCGTTGAAATCCATATCAATCCCAAGCGTAGCAGTCATATTGCCAGTGAGATTGAAAATTGGTTGAGCCATGGTCACATGCTTTTTCCTGCCTGGTGCTCCGAAATATTGAAAAGCAGTCTTTGCCTCGCCAAAGATATAACCACCATCATCAGAATAACCAGTATCTGCTTTTGCTACATATGCGGAACCAGCAATAACATTCGATCCGAAATAGAGATCATTGCCAAGAATTTCAAATGTGTTTGCATTCCAATTCGTGAATTTGCACCACGAATTATTGACTACATTCATCACATATTGGTATTGATTGGCGTTCTGTACTTGCGGAATATTGACGAATATCTTATTACCAGTTGGATAATAGATTGCATGGAACCCGAAATTATTAAAATAATTTTCGGTGTCGCTGTTGACCAATACTGAGATTTTATCGCTCAGTGAATCGCGCAATTGAGCACGATCAGTCAAAAGAGACTTCGATAATGCGGTAAACCCATCCGTGGTAAGCAAAATAACGTCAGAGCCATAGCGAGTATAGAAACGCCTGCCTGGGGGGCGTCCAACGAAGAAATGGCCTGCTTTAGTCCAATTGGCGGCATTGCTAGGATCGGTGCCGGCATACATTAAAACTTCGCCTTCTGTCGAAATGAAGCAAGCATATTCCTGGATGCCTGCAGCATTATCAATTGTCCATGTCACCATAGCCTGTAGAGAACCGCCGAGATTCATCAATGAGCCAAAGTCAAAGACTTGTGCTGCACCAGAAATAGCATTAGGCGCGAGGAACCATACTTTCAGCGTGTTCTTTTCGACAAAGAACAAGCGATTAGCATAGATGTTCAGGTGAATCAGATTGCGCGCATCCACTCCCGTAATGGCAGGAGTGACAATGAATGTCCCGGTTACGGTCGCATTGGTTGCCGGAACCGCGCTCATTGTATAAGTGAACGTGGTAGGACTGGTGACGGTAATTATAAATGTCCCATTATATTCATTCGGATTTGCACCAGAAACGATAACGGTCGTGCCAGTCGTCAGATTGTGTGGAGTGCTAGTTGTATATGTCGCCGTAGTACCCACAAAGGTAATCGAGACTGGACGCTGAACAATCGTATATGTCCCGGTAATCGTTGCATTGCTGCCAGGGACTTTGACAAACGTTCCTACAGGAGCCGCATTAGAGCCCGGATCGCTCTGCATGTTATAGATGAATGTCGTCGCGCCAGTAACAGTGACTTGGAACGTACCGTTAAAGGCCGCTGGTGTCGCGCCAGAGACTAGAACGAAGTCACCCGTCGCAAGGTTATGAGGAGTGCCAGAAGTCAGCGTGGCGAGCGTTCCAACGCGTGTAAGCGTGCTTGTCGTCTGGTTGACGACATATTGCCCGACAGTCGTTGCATTGGTCGCTGGCGTGCCACCCATTGTATAAGTGAACGTAGTAGCACTTACGACCGTGATGTTCGACGTAGCATTGTATGTAGCCGGCGCAGCGCCAGAAACCGTGATGTTGTTGTTAGTGCTCAGGCCATGCGGGAAGATCGTCGTGACGGTCGCGGTCGTTCCAGAGAACGTGATAGATGCGATCGCATATTGGCCCATCACATAAGTAAATGTATTCACTCCCGTCGAAGTGATCACATACGCACCGTTATACATCGATGGTGTAGCGCCCGTCAGACTGATAATTGTTCCAGTCGAGAGCAAATGAGGTGCGCTGGTCGTTGCAGTAGCCGTACTGCCCGAATAAGTAATCGTGTTGATTGTCTGCGAGCCAAGGCCAGAAACAGCTTTCCAAATCGTGCCATCATAGATGCGCGGATAATCAGCGCCATTCACAGCATAAAGGAATGATCCGCCTGGCGTCGTGAAGTTCACATGCTGCCAGCGCGCATTGGTCAATCCAGTTACAACAGCCGCACCTACGGCACCTTGGGCCGTGGCGTCATAGAAAGAGGTTCCTGATGCAGCAAAGAGCTTGCTTGTTCCGCCAGCGTTATAAGCCATCAAGCTTTCTACTACAGCCGAATAACCAGTTGACCAACGAACGAATCCCTTACGCAGCTCTACGCTGGTTGTATTGGGGAAAAAGTTGGTAAGAATAGTGGCATCAGTCGGCGGCATGGCCGCGAGCGCATCACGCGCATTCAAGCCCCCCGTAGGGGCAGGAAGCGTGAGAGTCTGTGCCGGAGGTTGTTGCGGCGGTCGTTTTTGGCGAGGAATGAACATTACTTGTGCTCCATATTATTATCTGGAATAATTCCAGTATCGAAAATATGGAGATAAACATGACCGAAACTTGGCTCCCTGTGGTTGGTTACGAAGGAATTTATGAAGTGTCTGATCATGGCAATGTGCGAACTGTGAAAACAGGGCTTCTTAAAAAGCCAACCGCCAGTAAAAAAGATGGACGATTGAGTATTCTTTTATGGCAAGACAATACATGCAAGCTTATGAAAGTTCATCGTCTTGTCGCGTTTGCTTTTCTCGGTGATCCTCCACCAAAACATGAGTGCTGCCACAACGATGGGAATCCTCAACACAATCATATCAGCAATCTTCGCTGGGATACTGTTGCTGCAAATCAAGCTGATCGAGTAAAGCATGGTACTAGTAATCGAGGTGAACAATGCGGTACATCTAAACTTACTACTGCTCAGGTTCTTGCTATTCGTGCAGATAATCGATTACAACGAGAAATCGCATTAGATTATGGAGTACGAGAAAATACCATTTCACGTATCAAATCTGGTAAGCGCTGGTCGCATATTTAATTATTGGCCGTAGCCCGAGTCAGGTGTATTCTCCCACCCAATCAACGTGTTGAGAGGATCTGGAGCCATATGCAATGTCGCGCTGCCCGAATCATTCGCCTTGGCGATCGACCAGAGATTTTCAAACTCTGAGTTATATTGATCGCCGAAACCTTTAGCCTGGTAATAGGCATTCTTCAGTCCGACAATAATCAGGCCATCAGGGAAGATACAAGTATCTGTATCAGCAGTGAAATACTGCTTACGATTGCCGGTGACATCAAATACTGCGCCATTACTGATGTATTCAAAGCCGAGATATTCCGGCGAGCTAACTGCGGGCCAGATTTGGAAGAATCCGCCGAGATAAGTCCATCGAATACGTGGGCCAGTCGAAATATAGCCTGACTTCAGCCATTGCCATTGTTGCGGAGTTTCAGGACCAAGCATTTCCCAATGCTTCGACTTGTCCCATTGGGTACGATCAACAGGACGGTCATAATCGGCCGGCATGGAATATTTCGTTTTGCAGAAGGTAATCGGAATATTCGTCCCCGATGCACTAGCTGCTTGCGTCATCGTTACCTGAGTCGCGGAATCCTTGGTTTGAATATACGTATCGTTATTCACGCCAGTGGCGACGATCTGATAGGTATTATCCAAGCCAGTCGTATTCGCGATATTCGTGATGATTGGGCTATTAGCCGCGACAGTCCCGGTAGTCTGCAGGAATTGCGTGGTAAAGCGATATTCAACACGAAGAGACTGCCAGATGTAATCACGCTGCAAATCACTCAGGACGCGATTCAACAGTGCAAAAAGCTGGATCGTATCGGTAGAAGTTGAGCCAGCTACTAGCGTCGGAACTGGGATTGCCATTTCCTGTGTCGCAGCCTGGATGATTTGCAGCATGGTTTTCATCGATTAACTTTCCTTTGGCGGTCGGCCACGGCGCGGCGCTTCCTCAGATTTTACTTCTTCCTGAGTAACTTGAGTTTGATTTGCCAGCATTTCAAAATGCGCCTGCATTTTCTGCATTTGATCGCGCATCGCCTGATTCTCTGCTTCCATTGCTTTCAGACGTTCATCGCTCTTAGCTGCCGCCGATTCATCAGACGCCAGTTTCAAATAGCGTTGAGCAGCCTCACGGAAAGCATATGGCGACATGCCGGCCAGCATACCAATCTGCTGAATATTGGAATCCGATGCATTTGCAATATCCTCAACGGAAAGGAATTTCAAAGCGCGCAATTCTTCAGCTTGGGCAGGAGTAATACGCGGCCACTGATTGATCGGAGTCTTGCCAGCCAAACGCTGATCGCCCTGCATCTTGTTCTGATAATGCGCCCATTGCAGCGGGAAACGGCGTTTATGATCCTCGCGCACGAATGTTTCAACGATGTTCTTATCGTCGCCTGGTACATAGATGCGCACCATATCGCAATCATCGAAGATCGGACGACCCTCCTGCTCAGTTTTGAAGTTATTCTTCAGCGGCTTGCTAAAGAACACCACAGACAGTCGCGCATCAGGATTAGATGCGCCGACAAACTCAGGATTATTCAGGTCGGAAGCTAGCATGTTACTCATTTGTGATTTCCCTTCAAGTAATTGAGGTAGTCATTAGAAAAATGGGGAGCGAACTCCCCACGAATTACGCACTGACGATAGCGAAGTAATTGCCGTCGCCGCGAGCAAGGAACAGTGCGGATTTACCGCTAGCGACAGAAACTGCCGCATTCGTCGCTGTAAGACCGATCTTGAAGCCTACTGGCGGATAAACAGACAGCGCATTAGCGCCATTGTTCACTACCACCAGAGCATCACCACCAGTCACGCGAAAACCAGTTGCAGGCAAAACAGCACCAGTGCTCGCGGCTGCTGTGGTGAACTCAGTAGTTGCGGCGGTCAGTGCGAATGCAGTCGCTTGACTGTTGCCCGTTGCGGTCTGCCCGAGTTGCTGCAAACCACCGATTGCTTGTGCTGCGGGCCAGGAAATACCTGCGCCCATCATGTCAGTTTGAAAGCCGAGCATGTCATTCTCCCTTGAAAATAGGGGCCGAAGCCCCTAATCGCCGTTAGACGATCTGACCTTGGTGGAAAGGACGCGAGATTTGAATCACACCCAGACCAGTGCCAGGAGTGCCGGTAGTGGTCGATACTTTGGCATTGACGACCTGTTCGCCGTTGACCTGTGCATCATCAACAGAGCCAGGAGTTGCGGCCAACGAGAACACTTCAGCACCTGGAGTCATTGCATTCGGCGCACGAACAACAGCGGAACCAGTGATTTGATACCAGCCATACTGATTCGCCACGTTGGCCGACATTGCAACAGCCACCATGCCAACGCCGCCAGTTGCTGGCGACAGGGCAGTCGTACCGAGATATTCATCGTAATCAACCATCGTACCAACTACAGTCGAGCCGATGCCTTTCAGATAGATGAATTCACCGCCACCATAGACAGGATCTACAGCACGAACCACATAGCCAAGTGCATGATTCTGCACGGTATCGGTTACGGCGATAGGCTGGAAGCCAGCCAGGGGATTTTGAATCGTATAAGCCATGATGCTTACTCCTTAAAGAGTGTAGTTTTTCCAAGTTTTATACAGCTGATCGTAGTTTGATTCACGCCAAATTGATCGGCAATATATTGTTGAGAATATCGATCTTCTAATAGCTTCTTAATCTTTGCAACATCTGCATAAGTCAATTTACTTTTAGTGCCGCGACGTTTTTTTGCATCCATGTCAGCAATATTCTCTTTTGTCGTTCCTAATTTCAAATGATCTGGATTGACACAAATTCTATTGTCACAAGTATGCATGATGATTAAGCCTTTTGGTACTTCACCTTTAAAAAGCTCATATGCCACTTTATGAGCTTTTTGTGGTTTGGCGTCATGCCAAAATTGACCGTAACCGTCACGTTTAATCGTTGATTGCCATTCATGACAACCATTTTCAACAATTTTTACCTTTTCTTTGAAGCGGTTATAAACATCAGACCTAGGGCGCGCCATATTTTTCTCCTTGTGGTTAATTGCAAGGATATTATATATCACATTCCCTATATTTAGGTCATCACGCCAGCAAAACTCCTTGGAACTGAGAACCCGACACCGTCAGGTTGCCAGCCCAGCCATACAGACGCACGATGGCATCCTGGTTCACAGCTTGACGCTCACCACCGATTGGCACGAAGTTACGGTCTTTGTGTGGGCGGAAGAAGATGTACTTGGTGTTCAGGAACCACATGTGATTAGCGGTTGCTGCTGCACCGATACCACCGTCCAGAACCACATCAGCCTGAGTGCCACCGCCATAGAACTTCAGGCTAGCGAAACCAGCGCCAGCATCACCGCCGCCATCCGAGGTAACACGCTGGATAGCTTGCAGCGAGTTGGCATACAGAGCGTAATAGTTGGTATCTGCAACGATCAGATCGGGCATATCAGTGCCACGAACCAGTTGCAGAGCCAGCTTAGTCATGTATGCCTGGATATTCGCCACCGAGACAGCAGCGCCGCCATCAGTCACGCCAGAGAACTTCTTAGGCTGCCAGAAGGTCCAGGTTGCGCGATCGATGCCGCCATAAGTGCCAGTAGTCGGCACATCAGGCACAGCAGCGGCCAGGCCGGTGATGTTCTTACCGCCATTACCAGTACCGTCCTGATAGATATCGGAGCCGATACGGTTCAGCAGGCGAGCCTCGGAAACCATCATACGACCGTCCAACAGGTCAATGATTTGTTCCTTGCCGCTGTTCTGCAGCATTTCCAGGCCGGACATGGTCACTGCATCAGCGTATTGCTTGATGGAGTATTGAGCGGCGGAAATCGGGCTATCCGGCGAAATATTGATCGCCTCATAGCCAGAGTACGATGCGCTATTATCCGTGCTCGGATCGTTGTACATGATCTCTTCCAGGATCACGTTACCACCGGAGAATGGTCGGACATTGCCGCGTGCTTTCAGGCGACGCAGCAGCGCATTGTTGTTAGTCAAGTTGTCGGCCAGTTCACCAGAGCGGCTCTGGATCGTGGTCGCGATGATATCGGTAATTTGAGAGTTGGCAAAAGCCATGATATTTCTCCTTTAGACAGATCAAACTCGGCCAGGCTCAACGGAATCAAAAGCTTCCATCAGAGCACCGCGCCTATCCTTTGCGGTAGGAACTGGAATCATCGTGCTAGGAGTAGCACTTTTCACCTGTCCACCACTCGCTTTCGCTTTCGCGACTTGAACTGCTTTAGCCTGTTGCTGAGTCTGCATATTGGCTTGAGCTACTCGCTCTTGTTCAGCCTTCCATGCATCATCAGACAGCCTTACAGCCTTCGCATAAGCGTCATCAAGGTCTTGAGCACGACCTGCCTCTAGTAATAGGGCCATGTCCTCGCGTACCTGCTCAAAGTGCGGATACTTAGCGGCATCCGAAAACTTTGCCAATTCTTGTTGCACTACTGCTTGTTCCTGCTGCTCGCGCCAGTTAGTGACGCCACTTACTTGCTGCTTAATATTTTGAAGCTCTTGCATCAATTGCATGGCAACCGGATCGACTTGACCTTGCTGCGCCTGATGAACTGCTGCCAATGGGACGCCATATTCTTGCGCCAATTGGCTGAACATCTGCAATTTCTGCTCTGGCGTACCCATCACGAGAGTGCGATGGGCATTACCAAGATTCTTAATCCACGTTGCCGGTTGAATGTTGTTCTGCTGAAGGATCGGCATGAACTCATTCATTACGCTAGTCAGCTCTCGGGCCTGTTCTGCTTCGCCCTTGTAAGCCGTTACGCCTGCTGCATATTGCTTTTCACGCTCAAAGTTATATTCGTACAGCTTGCGTGCTTCTTCGGCGCTGAGTGCTTCGCCACGGCCCAATTTGTCCTGCAAGGGGCGGTATTCTTTGCGCCAGGTAGTCAGCTCGCGTTGGGTCATTTGCTGCTCATCAGGCGTCAAAGGCTCTTTTTGAGCTTCGGCCTTTAGAGTTTCAGGAGCAAATTTACCCTGTTCATCCCGATTGCGATCAATTACCGGCTTAGTTTCTACTTCTGGAGTTTCCAGATTATTAAAACTAGCCGCAAGCATATCACGTCGAGATTCGGGCTGATCTACTTCATTTTCGAGTTCCATTTAAATCCTCTCAAGTAATCGAGAAAGAGTTATTTCAATTTGTTATTTACCGTGCGGATAAGAGTATCTTTTAATCCAGGCGGCGGCGCAATATGTTTCTTAGGTGCTTCTATTTTTTCATTTCCTACTTCTACGACATTATGCTGTTTCAAATGTGCTCGATGCTGACTGCGACTAGTAATCCAACTTCCATCGCACATACTCTGATAAGGCTGAATATCTGCAGTAACCATCGGTGCAACAATCTTGCGTTGCATAGTAACTCCGCAATGTTGAGGCAAATTCTCATCCATCTTAGAGATAGGGCGATAAATATCCTCTTCATGACCGCATTGGCACATCATTGCGTAAATCGGCATTATTGCGGCTCCTGTGAGGCATTTTCAGCGGCAGTAACTTGGGAAGCTTGCAGCGTGGTTTGCGCGCCAATCTCAGCCACTTCAATTCTATTAGCGTTTTCCATGGCTTTAATCAGCAATTGCACTTGACCACGCATTGCTTCCAATTCTTTAGCATTAGCCTGTCGCTGCATTTCCAATTGGGCTTCAAGGCGTGCTTCCAATTGAGAACGTTGAGCTTCCAATTGATTGCGATTCTGTTCCTCTTGCGCCTGGAATTGCTGGCGAGCCAATTCAAGCTCTTTCTCTGCTTGAATCTCACGGTCTTTCAGCATGGCTTGCAATTGAGCTTTCTGTTGTTCAGCCTGGGCGTTAGCTTGTGCTGCCAATTCTTCTTTGCTTGGCTTCGGCTGCGGATTCTGCGCCTCTTGAGTCAATTGGTCGATCATCTGATCAATCGCACCCTCTACCGTTTTACCAACTTTGAAACCACTCACGCCATATTTCAGGAGCAGAGCAGATAAAGGAGCCAGTTGTGGAGCTTGCTGTACAGCAGCCATGGCATCACGCAGGAAGCCAGAAACGGCTCCCAAAAATTGAACACGGTCATTCTTTTCCTGTTCCTCATTCATCTGCACCATGGAATCACTAGAAACCTCGATGCGGAAGCCCATTAGCGGGCCTTCGTTCGTTTCAGCTTCGGGATTCATTGCGCGATCGCCCATCAGCAATTGAACGGCTGGGCCAACCAATTGTTGATCGGATGGCTGCAATTGCTGGGCCGATGCAATCTTGAGGAAGTTTTCAGGCTGGAAATGCTTGCAGATGATCTGCGCTTTGATCTGGAGCAGCTCAGTTGCAAATTTGACGACCGCCTCTTGGTTAGAGCGCAGACGCATACTGCCGAACTGACCTTTCAGCTTCTGAGCGCCGTAAGTCTCCTGTGGGTCAGAGGAACCACGCACGATATCCGAGATCCCCATCAGCTCGTAAATCTCGTTCTTGACTGCATCCATCGCGGCATAGGCTTCGTTCAGCGCCTGGACAATGGGAGCAATATCAAACAAGTCGATCGAGCCTTTAAGTCCCGCTTTCTCAGAGAAGTTCTGGAAGCTCTTGACCGGGATCAGATCTCCATTCCCTGCTTCCTTGAACAGTCGGGCCAGTTCAGGGATAGATGCGTCATAGACGCCCTTCACCACCAGCATCTTAATCAGGCCATCAATGCGAACAGCCAGCTTGTTAAGCTGCTGCGCTTGGTCCTGATACTGCTTATAGTCAGGGACAGGGATCAGCGTGTCGCTGGTCAGCGTGGCATATAGAGGGCGAGGGCAAGGGAAGAAACATTCAAGCTTCAGCGGATCAGGACGCTCATCGATGATCTGCTTCAGCGTTTTGGAGAACCAGATAGCTTTCTGATTCTCTTTGTCCCAAATCTCATAGATACATGCCTGGGATTTAGCATCTTGGCTGCTGTTTTGCGTGAAATTACCGTTATTGATCGCATCCGGTTTGGTATCCAGTGGAATGCGATAGGCAATCTCTTCGCCAAAGCGCTTAATCAGCGCGTCACGATTCATGTATACCTTGCGCCATACTGCCGGCACCTCTTCCCATGTGCGCGCAATGACGTGCCCAAAATCCTTCCAGTGGACATAATCCACCGGGCAGCATTCGTATTCAATCTCTTCGATTTGCTCGCCCATAACACCTGCGTCAGCATCATCGGTGACTTGCAATCCATCTTCTGGCTCGCCTGGCAGAGCAACAATATGCGGCTCATAGCGCACCCATGCCTGTCCTCGACCACCCAAGAATCGATCACGCACGCAGTTTTCCATTGCTGCGCCGTAATCTGGATAATGGTCTACTTCAAAGGATAGAGCACGCTCAAGCAACAGAGCTGCAACCCGGCCTACCGGATCAGTGTCGCGATAGCGGCGAGATACATCAGGTTTGGGAAGGCGGGAGAATACTGCAGGCAGCAGCGTTTGGATATTGGACCAAAGAATATTGAAATTGACCGCTTGGGTATTCCGATTATCTGAATTGCTGTCGAAATCACGGTAAATCTTGACGATTTTCTCGGCGCGATTCTCCCATTTCTTGAATTCGCGCTCATAAGCAGCAATGGCCTCTACCCACTTTTGGGAAGGACTGGTAACAATATCGCGATTATCAGTAGTAGCCATTTAAATGCGCCCTTGTTCTCTTTTAGGCGTCAAAGCCCACATTTCCTCAAGTGTAACATTATTTTTACCAATGCCGACAAAGATAGCTCTCATATCCTCTGGTTTTTGAGGTGGAGGCTCGGCTTGCTGCATTATCTGGCAACCATAACTAAATCCATCGCCATCATGGGATGACCAATCGTGAACAGGATCAGATCCGAATATCTTGGCTTCTTCGTCATATTCATAGCGCCAATTACGCAGGCCATCTAATCCACGCTCGCATTTAGTCTGATTGAATTTAACTTTGCCAATCATCACCCGGGCAGCATTAACACGGTCAGCAATAGAAGATCGGGGAACCATAGCCACATGTTTAGTGCCGAATTTCTCAATGAATATCTCGACCGCACTATGCTTTGCGCTGAATGTCTTAGCCCTAGCATCGTGCGGCATCCAGATTCTGCCTAATGCTGGCTTTCCCTCGCTGGTCTTATAAGCTTCAAGCATGTTTTTTAGCTTATAGCACCACTCTTCTGCGTCGATTGCCCATCCACTGGCGTAATCGATGATCTGATAGCCGCCAATCTGAGGTTGCCAGAACCACCAAGTAGCTGTGTCGCGTCGGCCCAAGTCACAAGTAATCTCAATTGGCGCACCGTAGGGATCGTATTGGACCTCATCACTGACTCGGCCTTCTTTCTCTGCTGCAGCGATAGAACGAGCCAGGATTGCACCCATAATCGCCGCATCAAATGAGCAGAGATATTCCTGCTCAAACTTTGCTCGTCCGTAATCTTCACCGAATGAATCGACATATTCCTTCAGCTCAGCCGCGAGTTGTGCGGGCGTCATTGTTCGGACGTCGTAAGCGTCCAGGCGCTGAGCAAATACGTCTAAGCCAGCGCGCATGTTCTTTTCAGCTGCTGCGAATGTCGTATAAGCGTGATTCCTGCCGCGTGGAGTGGTGATGAAGGCTTGCCAACCGTTATTTTCAGCGATGATAGGACGGAGATATGCGCGGACGTTTGGATTCGATAGCGCCCATTCAGAATAGACAATGCCTGCAGGTGTGGTGCCGACCAAACTATCCGGGTTATCAGAGCCGACAACTTGCCAAGTACTACCATTGACGAACTCAATGGTCATTTTGGTGTTGTCAGTGCGCTTTCTCAGTTCTAGCGGGAAAGCTTCGTCAATGCGCTTCTTACCAGTGCTCGGATTAACCGCATCCCAAATCGCCTTACGTGCCTGGTTATACTCGGGGAGCATGTGCCAATAGTTGGCAACACGTTCAAACGAAGCACATGCCGCCCAATGTAGGCAGACAGCATCCTTACCAGCTCGGCGCGGCCAAATGAGTTCAGCATGCCGCCCTCCATTCTCCAGATATGACCATGCGGCCATCTGGTATTCGCGTGGCTTCCATTGATTTGGGAGCTGGATTGTCGCCATTTATGGAGCAACCGCCATCAGATGGATGTAGGCTTGCGGCGATGCAGCAATGCCTAGCACGTTGATGCCTAGGACAGAGACAGAGGTAGTCTTCGTAATCTGGATAGTGACGCTTGTATTGTTAATAGCCGTGATTTGCTGATTCCAGATATTGCCTGCCGTGCTGTCCTCGACAGTGATCTGCACGTTAGGCGTGATACCTGCACCGTAAGGAGTCGGGAATGTCCAGATATATGTGCCAGCAACAGTAGTCTGTACCCGCGTCCGTTGAACCTCGCAGACGTTCGGCTTATTGAAGATCATTGCCGGGCCGGCATTTGCCGCCCAATCTGCATTAGTGTGGCCGCTACGATTCGCTGCGTTCATTAGCTCGATTCCCCGGCATAGAACTCCACAGTGGCCGTGCCAGAGCGAGTAATAGCACTCACGAAGTAAGCCGCGTCAGCAGGAATGGAGAAATTTACGTCAGCGTTAGGAGCTACATAGCAGCTGGTCGTCGAGCCATTGCTAGGCAGCGTGGCGACAGCAGTAGCGGAAGTCGGGCCAACAGCGATAAATACTGCTGCAGTACCCTCGTTAACCACTCGTAGCGTATTGCCTGCATTGGATAGCTGAACCGGCGTCGGCGCACTGGTCGTAGCCGCGAACGTGGTGACTTTGGATTGAGTGCTAAAAAGATTTGCGGTCTGCATGATGGCCTCAGTTAATGAATTGGTTGCCTTCCCATGCAATACCGACTGTCATCGTATTATTGCTGGTATAGACACATTGAATGATGAAATCGAACCGAGATGCTACGCGAATACGTGTTTTAGCATCTAGCGCATATGGTTGTACATCAGTGGTATCAATTTGACGTGGGGCAGTAGTCACGCCATTGGGATTACGGAAATTAAGCCTAAAATCAGCACCACGTGCTGTGCCACCACCAGAGTTAAGACATTGAATTTCAATTGAAAAGATTTCCAATGTTTTATTAATTGGCACTGTATAGACTGCCTGAGCCAAACCACCAGTAAATGCTAGGATAATCCCGCGAATGGCACCACCACCCACTACTCGAATCGTGATGTCACCTTGGTTTTTACGTCGCGTTTGAACCGCATTTACGCCAGTTATGGCAGCGCCATTTAGACGATAATATGTTGCTCCGTTAGGAAGAGTAACAGGAGTTGTACCATTGAGATTGACTGTAAATACAGCCAATTCATTATATCCAGAATCAAGAGCTGTAATAGAGACAGCTTCTGCGCCTGTGTTTCCTAATGCATCTAATGCACTACTAGATAGAATTTCCCAAGATTCATTAGCAGTTGGCAGAACCATTTCGGCCACACCAGCTATCGGCCATACATCTTGTGCAGCAGAAAGGCTATTGAAAGCGGTTGCAATCGATCTTTGCGAAAGAACTGCCACCCTAGAAACGCCAGAGACTAGTCCACGGCTCACATCACTTTGTAAATCACGTTCAACATCGCCGCCTGATCTGCTGCTCATAGCTCACTCCTATGTCTTGGCCTCCCCAAAGCGGACAATTTGCACTTGGAGTGGCGCTGTTGGATCACCTGCAACTTGCAATGGCAGAAGCTTGGGATAAATGCTGCCCCAGAAGACTCGCTCATTTAGTTTATCTTCCTTGGCCCATTCAACTAGCCGATCAGGACCGCCCAATTGTTCCGCCGCCATTGCGATCGCTTCTTTAGCAGCCATAGTGGTCTTATTGAGCGTACCTTTTACGCGGCCGCCGGTTTTCTGCCGTCTAGCTTTTTCTACTTTAGATTCTTCCATGCAATATCACTGAAGTAATTCAGTGCCTCGTTGCTATTTGAAAGTATTTTACTGCTATTTTGACTGTTTGTTGTTTTTCTGTTGCGCTTCTCTTTTAACTGAGTAGGCAATGGCAACAGCTTGGTCTTTTGGTTTTCCGGCCCGGAGCTCGGCGATGAGATTGGCTTTAAAAGCTTTATCGGATTTGGAATGAGTAAGAGGCATAGTAATCCCCATAAAAAGAACCCGGCAGGGCGCCGGGCTTTAAGATCGCGCCAGGGCTGGTATCTGGCTAAGCCTTCAGAGAGAAGATGAATCTGAAGTTAGTGTAGTGCTTGTTTTTGTGAAATACAATGAATTCGCTTATGTGATGCTTAGTTCTGATCCTAAGATTCACCACACGACTGCTGACTGAAGGGATATTCACCTCCTAACGGAGAAGCGCGACTCCCATATCGCGGATTTTCAATCAGCATGCGTGTAGCCACTCCTTACGGGAGTGAATCGCTGGCTGCATCCCACAGCCAAGGCAAACTAAAGCGTTTGCTGCTCTCTTTCTTGCATTTAAGTCGGTCGGGATTCAAACCCACGGTAGGACATTTTCCCTCTTTGCTCATCCTACACCACCTGTCTAGCAGGGAGGCGCCTTCGATCAGACTCAGCCACGACTTTAAGTGCATGTGCATTTAGTTGAACACCTTCAGTCTATCATGATTTCTCTCTGGCCTTCAACATCGCATCGGCCAATGCATAAGCTTCCTCAGCAATCTGTGGCAGCCAAATCGCTTCTGCATTCCAAAGATGCTGAACCAGTGCAGGAAGGGCGCCAATAGCAAACGCATCCCGCATCGTCAGTCCTCGATTGCCTGGAAACAGATTCCCATTCGGAAACGCGCTAGGCATTTCGTTTTGCTTCTTCTCAAGTTCATCAATCATGCTATAGCCCCAAAAGATCGAAGATGAAATCGGTCACATAAAT